GAAATTGCCGTAGGTCGCAATGTCTCTGAATACCTCAAGCGAATCGGGGTCTATGGCAAATGAAACAGGCTGTCATCCCCAAGAAACAGCTACTCATTGAGGTCAGGCGGTTCATCAAAGACCCCGACAGGGGCATCAGTCTGCGCCTTTTTGCCGACCTCTGTGGCATCACCAAGCGCCATCTGGTCGATGTCTTCTACTACCGCATCCATCCACTGACCGAATACATCCAGATTCGGGTCAGCAAGGGCTACCTAGCCTGGAAAAACGGGGAAGTCGCCATCATGCAGAACCAAGATAAGACCAAGTTTGTCACTTATCGCAAGGTTCCACGACAAAGAGCCACCCCGTCTGCTGGCTTGCAAGTGGTTAACGGGGCGATTAAGATTAAGTTAGGGGTTAGGAACCTGGGGGATTACTCCCATCCTGACCTAGATGAGCAACTCAAAGGGGGATGAAAATGGCTGTTTTGCACGACTACTTCTGTTCTGAACACGGTATTTTTGAGGCTTGGGAGGCTAAATGCCCCATGAAAATCTGCAAAGGGGAGATATCCAAGGTCTTTTTGCAGCCTGTGGGCATCAAATCCGAGCGCACCAAGAACACAGACAAGACCGTGAACCAGTTGGCGATGGATTTCCAGATGACCGACATCAAATCGACCCGTGAGGGCGACAATCAGTCGGGATTCTTCACTCGCAACAACACCACAAGCCCTGCCGAGCTTGCCAAGCAAGAAGCCGAGGCCAAGCGTGAGCCAAGGATGGGTGACGCAGCCATCTGGGGCGGGAAAGGTAACCTGAATATGCAAAGTGTCATCCAAGGCAACATGTTCAGGTCGGTTGCAGGGGAAAGCGTGGGGGTCAACCCCAAAGACACTGGCAACTTGACAGGCCCAAGGACTGCAAGTTACATTGCCGACCAAGATAACTTAACACTGCCGAAATAATGCGGATACCACACAACGAAGTCGAGCGCGAATACTTCTATCGTGACCTGATTCAGAAGTGCATGGTGTCGTTGGAGGAGCGTAAGGGTGACTATTCATCTTTACGCTCTTGGTTTTTGTTTGGATCAGGGCCAGAGGAATCGCCCACCATCTTTAACAAAATTTTTCCGCACATTGACCAACTGACATCATTCCTTTACTCGGCAGAAACAACTCGCTTCTCCATCAACTTGGGCGCATCGGTTCCCGCTCAAGAACACATCAAAACTCCTCGCCTCACCCTCGCCCTCAACGATGAGTGGCTCAACTCCAATGCAGACCAAGTGTTCTCCACCGCCCTCACCTGGGCGCTGGTCTACAACACGGCTTTCATTAAGTTAGTGGTCAATAACGGCATCCACCCCTACATGGTTGAGCCTTCTAGCGTTGGCGTTCTGAGAGAGGACATCCCCTATACAGACAGGCAAGAAGCCCTTGTTCAAACGTACTACATTACACGATCTGAGCTATACGCCCGTCTGTATACCCATCCCAACCGCGACAAAATTGTGAAGCGGGTCAATGCGACTGAACACACTCGCACCCAAGATATTCCTGAAGGACTTGACCGCATCATCATGTCGCAGACTGACCCCACCCTCTACGGGAACGTCAACCTCGACCTCTACGGCTACAACCGCTATAAAGCCCGTGTTGCCGAAGATACCGTCAAGATGTTTGAGTTGTGGGTCTGGAACGATGAAATCATGGACTATCAGGTTGTCACAATGGCTGACCCCGATGTGTTCATCTATGACCGTCCTGGCAGTAGCGTTTTCCTGAAGGGCGAACTCCCGTTCGTGCAAGTCTGCCCCAACCCTCAGTACGACTACTTCTGGGGGCAGTCCGAGGTTCAGCGTCTGGTGTTCCTCCAGCAGCTCCGCAACAACCGCATGACCGAAATCCTTGACTTGCTCTCCAAACAGGTCAGTCCCCCAACCGCACTGGTGGGCTTTACGGGCATCTTGGACGAAAAGAACTTTGCGCTCAACCGAGCAGGTGGCTTACTCTCCACCGATATGCCAAACGCCAAGGTTGACCGTCTGGCTCCTGAGATGCCATCTTCCCTCTTTGAGGTCATCCATGAGGTTGACCAGATGTTTGCTGAAGCCTCTGGCATCACCTCCATCCTTGGGGGTCGAGGTGAGTCAGGGGTTCGCTCCGCAGGTCACGCCAGCCAGCTTGCCCGTCTGGGTTCTAGCCGAGCCAAGAAACGCGCCCTAGTGGTCGAGGACTCGCTTGAGAAGGTGGCAACGCTCTACCTCAAGCTCATGCAAGCCTACGACAACACGCATTTCTTGGACGAAGAAGGCAACAAATTCATTGCCGAACAGTTCACCAAGGACTTTGTGGTCAAGGTGGATGCCCACTCCAATTCGCCCATCTTCACGGAAGACTTGCGCCAGTTGGCGTTCAACCTCTACAAGGCCAAGGCCATCGACCAGGAATCCCTGCTTGACTTACTTGAGCCTCCGATGAAACAATTACTCAAAGACAAACTGAAGAAGCGCCAGCAACAGCAAGCAGCGCAGCCTCAGGAAGCACCCACTAACAAAGGCAAAGAGCCTCCAGAACTGAAAGCGGTTGGATGATGGCACAAAGCGGTGGACAAAGAATCAGCCCTACGGCAGACCAGCCCAGAGCCTCTACTGAGTCTTTGAAACGTACTCAGTCCCCCGCATCCATCCAATATCGCGTTACTGGCATCCAATCCATGAATCCACGGCAGACCAGACAGGTCAGTCGGGATAATCGTCGTTCAATGTAAGGAGTACACCATGTACAAAAAAGCCAAACGTGGTCGTAAGACTCGCAAGTGATTCCTCGCAAGGGAAAGGGTATGGCTGCTTCCCCATAAGTAAGTGGCCGCTTGTTTAGGAGATGTCATGATGGCACGCAAAGCACGCAAAGGTCGTAAGAGCCGCAAGTAATTCAGTGAGGACTTGTGCCTCATTGAATTGCACGGTTTGACCGTTCAAGTCCTTGCGGGGGGTAGGGAACCAAAATAATTACCCCCCTTCTTGACTCAAACCAATAGTTTGACTAAATTACAATTAGTCAGGCGATAAAGGAAGACTATGGCTACCACTGACATTATGGAGGTCATCAAATCACAGCGTGGCGCACCCGCTGGGACAGATGCCCCCGTCACCCCGCCTCCCCCCACGGCAACCCCGATGGGGATGTCTGACCAACAGACTCCGCCCATGAGCGCACCGATGTCTACGCCCGAACCCAAGATGGGCAACCGCGAAGGCGCACTGGTCAACCTCTCAATGGCAATGGACTTGATTGAACAAGCCCTGCCCTCCCTTGGTTCAGAAAGCGAAGAAGGTCAGTCAGCACTCGCTGCTATCAATCGCTTGACCCGAATCCTTGGGCCTCGCAAACAGAAAACCAAAGAACTTCAGCAGTCTGAAATCATTCAGATGCTTCAGAACTTGCCGCAAGCTGGAGGGGCAACCCCCGAAGGCCGAGCGATGGCTGCGGCTCCTGCCGTGCCAAACCTGCCGCCCATTCCTGGGGCAAGTGCAAGCCCGATGGCTATGCCTGGGGCTGGTGGCGGCTCACCTTCTCCTCAACCCTCTCCCATGTAAGGAGTCCACTATGGATTTGTTCAAACCCCGTGGCGCAAGCCAACCTCGTCGCCCGACTGACAACAATCAGCAGTTTGGCGTTGTCACCAACCAACCTCGCTTCTCGCAAATGGGCGGTCTTGATGGAGCCAACAAAATTGGTTCTAAGAACAAGATGCAAGTTCAGAAGCCTGGTGACGGTAAAAAGGTTATCTAGTGATTACTGACCAGGAACGTGTTGAAAAACACTCTGTCCCTATATCCGAAGTCGGGTGTTGGGTCTGGGTGGGTTGCACCGCGAATTCTGGTTATGGACTAGCCTTTTCAAATTTGAAAAACAGAACCGTGTTAGCACATCGATTGTCTTACGAAGCGTACAAGAGCGAAATTCCGAAAGGAATGATTGTTGCTCACGCTTGTGACAATAAATTGTGCGTGAACCCGAATCATTTATGGCTTGCCACTCACGCAGAAAATTCTGCCGACATGGTTAAAAAAGGCCGTTCTGCCAAGGGTGAAAAATGCGGTAAATCGAAACTAACTGATGAGCAAATTGCTTTCATTCGTGAATCTAATTTGTCTCATCGAAAATTGGGTGATATGTTTGGTGTGTCCCATGCAAACATTGGATACATCAAGCGTTTCTCAACTTGGAAATTAGGGGATACACATGAGCCTTGAAGACCTGAGTTTTGAACAGCGCGACCAGATGGCTGCGCTGATGCGTGAGTTGTCGGATAACCCCGCCACTCGCAAAGATGTTCTGCGCTTGACCAAGAAAATCAAGCCCGATTTGGTCATTCCTGAGTTGGAGATTGAGGACAAAACTACGTCCTACATCGAAAAGCTGGAAGGCCGCTTGGCAGAGCGTGACGCAAAAGACCGTGAGCAAGAGGCTCTGCGTGACCTTGAATCTCGTCGCATGAAGCTGATGAAAAAAGGCTTGATCAAAGACGAAAGCGAAATTGAAGAAGTTGAGAAAGTGATGCTCGAAAAAGGCATCACGAATCACGAAGCAGCAGCGGAGTATTGGCAGTGGATGAAACAATCAGCCGCTCCCACTCCGTCTGGCTACAACCCCTCCGCTGTGAAGCAGTTTGACTTGTCGAAATACTACAAGAATCCTGTGGGCGCAGCGCGAGAGGAAGCAGCGAAAGCACTCAATGAGTTGCGTAACCCGCGTCGACCCATTGGGCTGTAAACCAGGGGATATTTTTTTTAGGAGATAACCATGCCTATCGGTGGCGGTATCGTTCCAGCAACAGGTAGTACGCAGTTTACCGAACTGACTTATGTCACTCGGCGTGCGTTCATCCCTAAGCTGGTCGTACAACTTTACAACTCTACGCCTCTCATGGCTGCCCTGATTGCTAACAGTCAGCAAGCGTCTGGTGGTGTTTCGTCTGTGACTGTCCCTGTCCAGGGCGCACAGTTTGTCAACGCTCAGTGGTCTGATTATTCTGGTTCGTTCAACCAACCTGCCGTTCAGCAGGGTGCGTTCAACGCAGAATTTGACCTCAAGCTGATGATTGCCCCCGTGCCGTTCCTCGGCATGGAAGGTGCAGTTCAGCAAGATGCCGCAATCATTCCGCTGATTGAAGCCCGTATGAACGATGCGACCAACGTGATGATGGATGCAATGGCAACCGCCTTGTACACCAACAGCACGAACACGCAACAGTTCACTGGTCTTCCTGCTGCCGTGTCTGCCTCTGGCACTTACGGCAACATCAGCCGTAGCTCTTACGCTTGGTGGCAATCCAAGGCGTATTCCGCTGGCAACGTGAACCCGACTCGTCAAAACATCCTGCAATACATCTCTGGTACTGTGAAGAACGGTGCTGAGGTTCCCACCTTTGGTGTTTGCGGTTTTGGCACTTGGACTCTGTTGGCTCAGGACTACGTTGGTCAAGAGCAATACGTCATCACCCCTGGCTCTGGTTTCAGTGACTCGGTGGATGGCCCTCAAGCCGCTTTCCGCGCTTTGATGGTTGCTGGTGTTCCCATCTACCCTGACCCCTACTGCCCTGAAGGGACTGTGTACTTCCTCAACACCAACTACCTCTCGCTCTACATCCATGAGCAGGGTTCGTTTGTGTTCACGGGTTTTGAGTCCACGCTTCCCAACTGGCAGATTGGCTATGTTGGCGCTGTGCTGATGATTGCTGAACTGGTTTCGACTAAGCCGAAATCCATGTCTGTGGTCAGTGGTTACAACTCTCTCACACTGTAAGGAGGAATAGTCATGGCACTTGGTATG